CATCTCAATCTACAGGGGAAATTAATATTACCGTTAATGGGTCTAATGGTACAGACACTCAAACTTCAGGACAAGACACTACAGATCAACAGAGACAACTTTCTGAAAGGATTAAAGTTGCTGTTAAGCAGGTAATCGCTGATGAGCAAAGATTAGGAGGACAACTTAGAAGATAATGTTTGGATCAAGATTAAATGACGAGGTAAATATCAACATAGCTGGATCAGAGTTATCTGGTATCAGCTCTGTAGATTTCTCATACTCCAACACCGCAAACATTCTTAAACCTTTGGGATCTAAGAAGGGTTTAACTACTGTTGGTGGTGGGACACAGCAGAAAGTTTCTATTAGTAGGCATCTGATTTATGATGATCCTGTTTTAGATTATACAGGCTCCAATAGTATGGTTGGTAATATTCGTTATGATGGAGAATCTTATTCTTTTTCTAGTGGTTATTTAACTAACTATTCTGTTAATTGTGCTGTTGGTTCTGTTCCAAAAGTTAATGCTTCATTTATTATTTTAGATGAGTTGCGATCTACAATTGAAGAAGTTGCTGATGAAGGTTCGGGCATTAGTAATATTTATATTCCATCTCAGGGATCTATTAGTATAACATGCGACAATTCTACAACAAATAGAGTTATTGGTTTTGATTATTCAATTACAGCTAATAGAAAGCCTCATTTCTCTATTGGTCAAGAGAGTGCTGTTGATATAGAATTGATACCCCCATTAGAATACGCAGTTCAGGTTCAAATTGAAGTGGATAGCGCTCAACCTCAAGACGCTTTTAACTTTTTAACTAATAGAGAAAATAGAACATTATCTTTTGATATAGATGGTCGGGGTGGGGATGATATTCAAGCTCTTACTGTTCCTAATGCTACATTAGTGAGTGAATCTTTATCTGCTTCTGATAATGGTTCTGCGGTTTTAAATTTAAATTATATTGGTCATGGCTTCTGATTTATTTTATAATAGAGATTCAAACATTTCTGGGGTAACAATTGAGACTGATTATGCAGATCTCAATCTAACCCCTGTTTATGGTTCGAAGGCATCTTTTAAATCAAAAAACTTTACTTATGAAGTTGATGACTTTCAGATAAATTCTGTTCCATCTTCACTCAATAGTTTAATGGCTGAATATCAAGTTAGATATGATGTCAATGAAACCAATGCCCAAAAAATAGCTGCATTTATTGAGAGTAAGAATGGTAATCAATTATTTGAATTTAATATTGATAATAGCGGCATTTATAAATCTTTATCTGGGGTCTCAGATAATTATGGTATCAATCATATGAATAATCAGCACTATGAAGTTGCTGTTTCTTATTCTGTAGATGAAGCGCCAAATCTATTCAATTGGTCTGGGATGAATTTTGTTAATTTAAATGTCCCCACATTTGACTCATCATCAGAATATGAAAAATATGATGTGGTGTACATGAATAATAATACTAATAAATTAAATAATTTTTATTATTGCACTGGGGATCATAATGCATCTTCAGCAGAGTACTCCCCAACGGGGTCTTCTTCATTTTGGACTCAAGATTTTTTCTTTAAGCCTGATATTGGTTTCCAGAACGATGTAAAGCTAAAGAATGAGGTTCTTGAATTTAAAAACTCATTTAAACAAAGAATCAAAACAAAAGATAACAACGCTTCATTCCCAGTTAATTATACTTTTACAGATATTAGCGATAAGCAGCTAAAATGTATGCTGCATTTCTTAGAGAATAAGGCTGGATACAGAAGGTTTAGACATGATATAGAATCTGTTTATAATAGACCAAAAGTTATGTATTGTCCAGAATGGGATCATACGTGGAAGTTTTATAATGCACATGATTTAAATGTGGCATTAGTAGAAGATGTTTTAGGTGTAATCCCAACAGGAAGTTGATATGGCTAGAGATATTTTAAAGAGTAATAATTCAATTGTGATCGCTGGTCAACGACCTGCGTTTACAACTGGTGACAGAATTGGCAGCGACATGAGTGGCGCTTATATGAGCGCAGTTCAGAGTGTATCTGTCGGTTTCTCACAGCAAAGACAGAAGTCCAAACAAATTGGTAGCAAAGATCTAGCTATTAATGACATAACTAGAATGCCTGACGTTGATCTTTCTATAAGTTACTATTATACCCCAGCTATGTTAAATGAAAACGCTTTGGGTTTAATAAATGATCAGACAGGTAGCGCTAAGTCTAGTTTCTTTAGCGGTTACGACAACCTTGATCAAAATTTCTACATAGTGAATCATCCAGATCAAGGGTCTGATATTATCAGCAATGGATCTTCTGAAATAGAAAACCTTTCGTCAACTGCTGAAGTTATTTCGATAGGTAATGCGTTTTTAACTAATTACTCTTTAGGGTTTTCTGTAGGTTCTATTCCTATTGTCTCCACGTCTTACAAAAGCTCTAATATAACCATACAAAATATATCCTCTAACGAGGTAGAAAATCCTGCAATAAATTTACAATCAGGTAATAATAATAATGTTGGATCAGTAGCTCTAAAAGATGCCCAAGTTTACGGGTTTGGGGACTACGCCTCTTTAAGTAGATTTGACCCACCTCTTTGTTCGCCAACAGAAGTAAATTTAACTCTACAGAATTTACAAATAGGAGGTTCACCTGTTAGTGGCGACTCTCACATACAATCTTTTTCATTCAATATACCAATTAATAGAGTGGATCTTTTTGGTTTGGGTAGTGATTACCCTTATGGCAGAAAAGTTCAGTACCCTATCACATCTTCAGTTAACCTAGAATTTTTAGTTTCGGGTTTAGCTACTGGAGAAATAGCTAGTTTGATAACAAATGAGTCCGATTATAATTTTGATATCGAAGTGGTGGATACTGAGAGCGTATACAATCACACATTTTCATTTTCTAATTTGAAGCTAGAAAACTCTTCTTATCAAATGAATGTAAACGATCAGATGACTTATTCATTATCGTTTAGCCGCGAATTGACTAATTAATCATAATCAATCTTAACATTCTTACTCTCGTAAGTTTTCTTCTTCTCTGCTATATGCCGCTGACCATTTCTCTTAGCAGCATAATCATCAAAGTATTTTTTCTTAATAGGATCTACTCCTCCAGATTTTTCTGCTCGTCTTGCGCTCATTTCTGATGAGTAGTCAAGCATATCACCCATAGTACCCTTCTTTGCTCCTGTGCTGTCCGTGAACTGCCTTTGGCTAAACGGATCAATGTTGGAGTCGATAGAGGCGTTAGGCGCGTAGAATACCCTCTGCCACTCAACACCAAAATCATCTATATAAATATGTTCTTCGTCCATAGATTGGAAAAGATCTTTATGTTCATCTGTTTCTGGGTGCTTATAAGTATATAAAGGCATAATTTATTATAAATAAAAACGGGGGCGTTTCCACCCCCGTTATTTTAATTGACTTTAATTTTGGTTGGTTTCGATCTTCCCTTTTTAGGTAGGTCTATAATCAGCAATCCATTATCCATTTCACAGGTAATAGATTCTGTTTCGACCTTTTTAAAAAGTTGAACAGAGAAAGTTTTCTTTCGACCTTCTGGATTAGTCTTAATTGTGAGCCTATCTTCAGTAGCTTCAATATCAACATCCTCTTTCGAGAATCCAGCGAGTTCCACTTTTAGTTCAAAGGAATCTCCTTTATCTTTAACATAATTTTGGTTATTAAAACCATAGTCATTAAACAAGTCGTACAATAATGTATCAATCATACAAACTCTTTAACACTTCTTATGCCAGATCGAAATCCTTGGAAATACGGGCTAAAATGACATCCACAGTGTTCTCATAAGTCAACTTGTCTGCTAACTTTCGTCCTTCTGTGTTAACTTGTCCCACTTTCTTTTCAGCTTGTTCCATAGCATTGATTACATCCTCTTCATTCCAATCATAGAAAGTTCCTTGATTGAAAGGCGAACCTTTTTTAAAGAAGACTTCATCATAACAGTCTACTTCTCCTGAAGGTTCGACGAGGATAGAGTTATCTTTAGTAGCCCAATCTTTGTGAGATGTGGCATTAAGAACAATGCTCCATTTGCCAAGACAAGTTGCGTTAAAAGCAGGAAGATTCCAGCCTTCTGCTCCAGATAATCCAGTAAGATCAATGTCGATTGCATTTAAAAATTCATTAACTTCAGAATTCTTTTCTAAATGAGGTAAGAAATTAATATTAGTGTATCTTTCCCCACCTAATACAGCATTGATTGTAGCATCCATATCTTCTTTCTTGTAGAAAGGGTTAGTAACCAAACAAGATAATTGATACTTTGGATCATTTCCGTATTTCTTTAGCCAAGTCTGAATAATTTTAGCAGTATGCTTTCTATGTTCAAACTTGCCCATTAAACCAAAATGGGTAATACCACTTAGGTATTCTTTTTCCGTTTCTTTGAAGTCTTTATCGAAACCCAACGGGCAGAATACATCGCCAAACAACTCAGCAGCACAGGAAGAACTAAAGAATGTTTGAGTTTGGCTTGAAGAAATTTTCTTCTCGATGTCCGTGGGTTGGTTGCATTCATAGAATGTTAATAGATATTGGTTAGAATTTTTTCTATTCTCTGAACCGTTCAGATGCCAAATTTTAAGGCTTGGAACATCACTGCTCAGATAATTATATCTATTATTGATACTATTTTCGATTTTCTTTTTCAGATCATCGTCAATATCATAAGCCTTCAGGTCGATTTTACCTGTTGGCCAAATACCCACATCGTGACCCCGCCCGATAAGCTCTCGGATAATGTTAAAAGAAACATTACCGAGGCTTAACGAGTTTAGAGGAGCTTCGACTAAAATCTTCATTAAAATGGAGGTTCGTCATCAGATACTGGACCAGCTGAGACTGGAGCAGCATTTGAAGGACCAGAAGATTGACTATCGTCTTTCTTACCAGAATTTAGGAATTGAATATTATTCCCTCTGATAAAATACTTTGATTGAGGTTTTCCAGTTTCTTTGTTTTCCCAAGTGTCCATTGCTAGTTCGCCAGAAAACACAAACTCACGACCTTTAGTCAGGTACTTTGATGCGATTTCCGACAACTTGTCCCAAACCTCTAAATCAATAAAGCATTTGGTTTTAGCATTGCTTGGGGAGATACCGACACGAAGACGTGTCACCGACTTACCGCCATTAAGTTGACGTGTTTCTGGATCTTTTACAAGATACCCTACTGCTGTAATACTGTTATACATAATTTACTGATTCTTTTTCAAATTTCGATAAGCATCTGTTGTGAATGTTAATCACTCCTTGTATGCTCATCCCTAGAGATTTGGCCACCTTGCTCCAAGGTGTTAGCTTATTAGACCATGAATTATATCTCATGTCAATTATTTTTTTAAATCTTTGGT